AGACCTCCGTCCGCAATGAGTTGCGCTTGTTGGCTCGGAATCGCCTCTTGGTCATCGTCCTTGACAACAACGGACGCTACTGGTTGCTTGGTGCTGCGAATGGCTTGGAAGCCTCCGCTGGGACTGCTGGAACGGGTACTGCATTCGGTGACCGTTCAGGCTACGAGATGACGCTGACGGGCATGGAACCCGACGCCATGCTGAACATCTTGCCAGCAACATTCTCTGCGCTGACCGCACAAATCAGCGGTTCGTAAAGTATCTTTGACCTGCGGTTCTCATACTCCGCAATGGTTTAGTGGTTAGGGCCATCTCTCACGGGGTGGCCCTTTTTTTTGTACCTTTGGGTATGAGAATTTGCATCGTTTACAACGCCCACCCAACGGGGTGCTCCTTCTATCGCTTGGAGATGCCCAACGCTTACTTGGGCGACAACTACACGGAGTTTGACTATGTGTGCGTGGACAACATCGCCAATGTCAAGGATGAGGACCTAAAGACCGTTGATGTGTGGCTTTTTAATCGCTTGTGGTGTCAAGGTACGCTGGACCAAATTCGTGGTGTTTACAAGGCTCTCACGGCCTTTGGGGCAAAGGTTATATTGGACTTGGACGATTACTGGGTTTTGGAATCGGGACACATCATGTACCGACACTATTTGGACACGAAATTGGATGAGCAAATCCGTGAACACATTCGCTTGGCGGACCATGTGACCACGACCACCGAACACTTGGCGCAGAAGATTCGCCTGCTCAACAAGGCCGTCACCATCCTGCCCAACGAACCCTACGAAGCCTACCAGCAGTACTTGCCCGACACGAATGCAGAACCCGAACCGCACCTGTTCAAGATTGGCTGGTTCGGCGGGGCGCAGCACCAAGAGGACATCGCCTTGGTGGAGCATTCGTTTGGATTGCTTGCCCACGACAAGTCGCTGGATGGGAGGTATAAGATTTACCTTGGCGGGTGGAACGAGAACCCTGTTTACGCCGATTACGAAAAGATGCTATCATGCAAGGGGCTGAACAAGAATTACGGACGCATCCAAGCCGCTGACATCTACTCCTATGTCGGTGGGTACAACTTCATCAACGCCACCATTGCACCCCTCCGAGATACCAAGTTCAACCGCCTTAAATCGGAATTGAAAGTCGTGGAAGCGGGATGGATGGGCAAGGCTATCATCGCATCCGAAACCACCCCCTACACGGACATAATTACTCACGGCCACAACGGCCTGCTGATACCATACGGCAAGAAGGATGCTTGGTACAAGGCGGTCCGCAAGTTTGTGAACGAGCCCGACTACGCTCGCTCCTTGGCCGTGCAGTTGAGCAAGGATGTGAGGGAGCGGTTTGACATCACCAAGACCGCTGAACGCAGGGCCGAACTCTACCGAAGCATCGGGCGCAAATTGTGAAATTGGCGGGCAAAGTACATTTAAGGATAGCGTGATTTACCTATCCCCCAACACCACCAACACCATCGTCGTCACTTGGACGCAGCGGGCCTCATCGGGGGACCGTTACATCTTGCGGCTGACCAACATCGCCAAGAACCTGACCACCGACTTCACGCTGCTGAAATCAGCCAACCTTTCCAACTACACCGAACGCTATGACAAATTTCAGATTACCCTGGGGGCGGTTGAAACAGGCTCGTATCGTTATGAAGTTTACGATACCAGTAGCACGGTTGCAGCAGCCGTTGCGGTGGTTGAAACGGGCTTGGCTTATGTACAGGTAATCTCGCTCACCTTTAACACCTTCGCCAATACCATCCAATACAATGTTTACGGCGCAAGTGCCGTGAGCATCTTTGATTCAACCTTTGACCAAACATTCCAATGAGCGTACAAACTCGCAGTCAGTTGCAGGCTTCGGCCCTGACCATTACCAACGAAACAACCGCCGCAGCCAATACCGCCGCCCGTGTTGGCGGACTCTTTGACGACCTCGCAGACACCGCTACCTTGGACCGAGAGCGGGGTGTGGCCAACCTGTACCTTGACACGGACACCGCATTCACCCCGACCCAAGGGAGTGCGGTAAAATTGACCTCTGCGATGAAGTCGGGGTTGCTGACTACCTACAACTTCACAAGGACAACAAGTTCTATCACCTACACAGGAACGACGAATGCGTCGCTTCGGGTATCGGCAAGCATGGTATTCTCGCAGGGCAACGGCAACCAAATCAAGATTTACATTGCAAAGAACGGCAACGCCATAAACCAGTCAATGACTGATATTACGACGGCTCACAATGACGGTCACTCGGTTACGATTGAAGCCGTCCTGCAAGGCGCAGTCAATGATGAGTTCACCATCTTAGTCAACGCCGTAAATAGTGGCGCAAACATCACAATTTCGGCTCTCAACTTCACCGTCCATACGCTATGAGCAGCATAAAGCAATCGTTCACCCAATGGCTTGGGATTGAACACAAAGTCCCCGTGATGTTGGAGAACAAAGCGGGAAAATACATCACCTATGGGGCGTTCAACGAGTACCCCTACTATCTGCTTGACAACTACCGCCGCAGTTCAAAGCACAACGCAATCGTCAACGGAAAGGTTAATTACATCGTCGGCGGTGGCTGGCAACCAGGGGAAAAGATGACTGTTGAGCAGCAGGCAAGGTATGCCAAGTTTTTTGACGGGTTGAGCGAGCATGACGACCTCAACGACATCACCGAGAAACTCGTCCTTGACCTTGAACTATTCAACGGGTTTGCGGTCGCGGTCACCTGGAACAAGATGGGAACCATCGCCAAGATGGAGCATATTCCCTTTGAAAAAATCCGAGTGGACAAAGACGAGCGGATGTTCCAGGTGGCCGATTGGTACGACGATGCAATGGTCCAACTCTACCCCAAAATCGGCGATGTAGAGAAAATCCCCGCCTTTGATGCTGACAACCGCATTGGTAAGCAGTTGTTCTATTACAGGGTCTATGCCGCTGGCGTGAAGTCCTATCCCCTCCCCGAATACATGGGGGGATTGGCGTGGATAGAAGCCGATGTGCAGGTTGCGAACTTCCACAACAACAACCTGCGGAATAACTTTTGGGGTGGGTACTTGATAAACTTCAACAACGGGATTCCTACACCCGAAGAACAGGGCGACATTGAGCGGCAAATCAAGCGCAAGTTCAGCGGGACCGACAATGCTGGTCGCTTCGTGGTGACCTTCAATGACGATGTTTCAAAGGCTCCAACCTTGGAACCGCTCACACCGTCCGACATGGACAAGCAGTTTGAGATTCTCAACAAGGCTATCCAGTCGGAAATCTTTATCAGCCACCGTGTCGTGAACCCGATGCTATTCGGAGTGAAGACCGAAGGCCAACTGGGAGGCAGGCAGGAACTGGTGGAGGCGTACGAACTATTCAAGGCGACCTATGTGAACGACCGAGTGCGGAAGGTGGAGCGGATGATTAACTATTTGGGGTCGTTTAACGGCGTTGAAGGGATGGAACTTATTCCCGTGGAGCCGATTACCGAGCGACTATCCGAGCAAGCCCTGCTGCAAATCATGACCCCCGAAGAACTGCGTGAGAAAGCGGGCCTCCCCGCATTGGAAAAACAACCTGCCGATGTGGTCGGTCCGAATCCCCAACCCGACGAACAACCGCAAACACCTGCACAACTAAGCAACGACAACATCAAGAAACTATCGGGCAGGGAATACCAAAACCTCATGCGTATCGTCCGCCATTACGCACAAGAAAAAATCACCTTGGAGATGGCCCGCACCATGTTGTCCGCTGGTTTCGGTCTAACCCCCGAAGAAGTGAACACCCTGCTCGGTGTGCAGGAGCAGGCGTTTTCCGAGCCTATGTGGGGTGAGGAGGATACCGAGGACTACGGATGGGGGGACGAGGAATTTAAGGTCTTGGAGGTGGTCGCCAGTAAGTTTGGGAGCAGTTCGGACGACTATGTTGTCATGCACTCTAAGCCAATGCGGTTTGACACCGACTTGGACGACCAGGTCCGTCAAGCCTTCGCAGAACTTGGGGAGGAAGAAAAAGAACTGGATAAAAAAATTGAAGCCTACCGCAAGAAGAACCGTGACGCAAGCGTGGAAGAAATGGCCAAGGAGTTCGGGGTCAGCAAAGCCAAGGTCGCCAAGCGTGTGGCGTACTTGATTACAAAAGACCGTTACCCCATCGCCCGTGCCGTGGACCAAATCGCCAAGGAAGGTGCAAAGCCAACGGATGAACCCGTGCTGGAGGTCCGCTATAAATACGCATGGGCCGCAGGGTTTAGCAACAAGGATAAGAAGACCAGCCGTGAGTTCTGCAAGGTGATGTTGGACTTGGCTGACCAAGGCAAGGTGTACACACGGGACGACATTGATGGTATTTCCAACATCATGGGTTATAGCGTATGGAACCGCCGTGGCGGTTGGTATCACACGGCCAGCGGAGTGAACCGCCCCCAATGCCGCCATGTGTGGGAGCAGCAAATTGTAATCCGCAAAGGCAATAAAATCACGAAAGCATGAAGGCACTATTCATAAGCGAACAAACCCTGCTGGACAACTCGGTCATAAACGAGAATGTGTCGTTTACCCAAATTCGGCCTACCATCGTGAAGGTGCAGGAGATGCGGATTCAGCCTATCGTTGGGTCGGCCCTGTACTCCGAAATGGTGGGGCAGGTGGTCAGCGGCACGACCACGGCATTGAACACGACGCTCTTGGAGGACTACATCCAACCCGCCATGGTGCAATGGCTCTACTACGAACTTCCCATGGTCTTGGCGTTTAAGTACATGAACAAGGGAATGGTCCGCAGAACCAGCGAGGAATCTTCGCAGATGAGCATGGACGAGATTACCCGCCTCACCGACAAAGTGAAGAACGATGCCGAGTGGTATTCCGAAAGAATCACCCGCTACCTCATGGAGCAGAAGGCCAACTATCCGCTATTTAACTCCCCGCCATCGGCCCTTGATACTATTTATCCGAACGGCACGAATTACAACACAGGCATGGCATTGGACGCTCGGACCCTCCGCCGTGGTGCTGGGCTTGATAGACCATGGCCATACGGCTACGACCCCTACTGCAACAACTGCTGAACATGGGCGCACACTCTAAAAACATTCTGAAACTCCAAGCATATGTCTTGGATAAAAATCAAGCAAGCACTCCTTGCTCTTGCAAATGCTCATCCGCAGGTGAACTCGTTCGGAACGGGCGACCCGCTTGCAATCGGAACGGACAACACGATAAACTTACGCACCCCAAGCCGTGAGCGAATCGTCTATCCTTTGGTCTTTGCGGATGTTCAGTCAGCAAGCACGGACTTGGGCAGTTTGGTTCTTACTGTGGGTGTCTATTTTTCTGACCGAGTGGAATCCATTGCCACGATGGGTGGAGTGGTTTCGGGAAGCCCGACGCTGGGTTGGCAAGACAATGAAGACGAGGTTTTGAGCGACCAACTACAAATCGCTCAGGACTTCATTTCAAGCCTTACAAACGACCCGACGCAAGAGTGGACCCTAAGTACCTCCGTGTCGCTTACGAGGTTTGTAGAGAGCCGTGACGACCGCACGGCGGGGTGGGTTGCAACCATGTCATTCCAACTGCCATACGGCCACAACATTTGTGAAATTCCTACCTAAGATACATTTACCCTAAATACCCCAAGCAATGCCTACACCTATTTTACAACAAATGCTCGGCCAAGGCGGCACGATGGAATTCGTGGACGCAGCCGTCACGGGCAAAAATTACGACTTCATTGTGGTCAATGTGGCCGCAACCTTTACGACCTTGACGGGTACAGGCAGCGAGGATTTACGGTCCGCCTACAACCTTGCGAGCAAGTCCGTGTCTGCGGGCATCGTCATCAGTGGTCGCAACGGCGGCAAGATTACGGCCGTCACTCCAAGCGTTGGTTCGGTAATCGGATACACCTTCCTCTAAGCAATGTTTTTAGGCTACGGATACGGCTATCCAATCAGCCCGTTCCAAGGTTCGTTCCTTGCGGCTTCGGCTTGGGCGGCCTTCAACACCCGTGCTGATGCTGACGGAGCGGCCACGGCAGAGGCGGCGGTCAGCGGATGCCTCTTCGGTCGCTTTGCTACGATTTACAACTTCTAACAATGCCGACACCTTCGCTACTGATAGTTCCCGCCCGCTTCAAGTCGGGGAAACTTTACTCGCAACTTCCAACCAGCGGAGCGGGTGATTTCACGGTTACCCGTGCGACCAACGCAACCCGTGTCAACTCTGCGGGACTGATTGAGTCGGTGGCTTCGGGGATACCGAGGTTGGACTACTTCGCAAGCGGTGGAACGGTTGGGTGTCCTGCGCTTTTGGTGGAGCCTGCGGCGACAAATCTTGTGCCAAATGGCGTTGGATTTAATGCCCAAACAGGAGTTCAAACAAGCGGTGTAACCGATTCTCCTGCCGTCGCAATAAGTGGAACGCTGGCAACCAAAAATGAGGCAAGCGGAACGATTCGTTATGCAAATCAAACTTTTTCCGCAACGGCTTTAGCATCAGGTACTACCTACTCTGTAAGCCGATTTTTTAAGTACAATGGCGTTGCATTTACCACTTCTTTGCAGCGTAATGATGCACTTCAATGGGGGAGTGTTGGTTGGCAGCAGGATATCGTTTTATCTGCTGCATCAGGTGTTACGCTTGGTGCATCTACGCTTTGCACGGGTAGCATTGAAAATTTCGGGAATGGATGGTATCGGGTCAATGTTCGGGTAACAACGGGAGCGACAATTGGTGGATCAGCAACGGTTCAAGTCTTATCCATACTCCCTGCCGCCCTTTCAACGGGTCAAGGATTCTTGATTGCTTGCCCACAACTGGAAACAGGCTCCGTTGCCACATCCTACATCCCCACCACCACCGCAGCAGTCACCCGAAACGCAGATGTAATTTCGGTCAGCGGAGCGGTGAGCGGGTCTATCGGGCAGACGCAGGGAACGATTTATCTTGATTTGACGGTTTTAGGTAAAGGCAGTAGTAGCGCAATCCGTTGGGTTCAAATTTTTGGACCAAGTGACAATATAGGGCTTGCTATAAATAGTTCAAATCTATTTAGGTCAATAGTAAATACACAAAGCGACACCTTATTAACAGCACCTCTTATCTCGTCAGGGGTCAAAGTCGCTTGGGCATACGATGCTACAGGAACGACTTGCTTCATAAATGGAACGCAATACACGCTCACAACTGGAGGGAATCAAACAATGTCTTCGCTGACTTCAATAAGTATAGATGGGAGTGCGAATACTGCTTTTGGGTTTGCCCGCATCCGTGCCGCTGCCCTTTACAACACCCGCCTGACCAACGCTGAACTTGCAGCCCTAACAAGCCTTTAACAATGGCCACCTTCCGAAAATACGAGTTTGCCGTTTACGCTGACTTCCGCACCATCTACGATGCAGAAGCCTCGCCAAATACCTGTGTTGAATTGGGCCAAGTCAACGCCGACAATCCGAAGGCGTACTGCGTTGACATCCTATGGGAAGGCGCAGAACCTACCGATTGGGTGCGCCATCAAGTTTGGCCCACGCCTTGCGGAGTGCATTCGTTCCTCGGTTGGGATGCTCAATACGAGGCTGACTACAAAGAATTTGCAACACCGCAAACCAAATAACATTTACAACCATGGGACTATTTCGACGCAACCCTAACAAACCCAACCTTATGCAATCAGCCATCATCGCACTACTTCGCCACTTGCTAACATTTATCGGTGGTACACTCGTCGCCAAAGGTGTCATTGATACCGCCACGCTCACCGAAATCATCGGTGCGATAATTACCTTGTTGTCAGTTGGTTGGATGGCCGTGGAGAAAGTAAAGGCTAAACCCGAAGCACCGAAGGCGTGAACTTGATTGAAACCACTATCATCGGGTCCATCTCCGCAATCGTCGGGGGTGCTATTGCTTGGCTAACACGGGGACGCTTCCAAGCGGATTCCCTCCAGGTCAAGCAAGCCCAAGCGGTGCTGGCTATGTGGCAGGCTACCGCCGAAGCACAAAACAAAGAGTTGACTGAATTACGCAATGAACTTGTAGTTTTGCGTCAACGGATTGAGTGTTTGGAAACTACCATCCATGCGCTTGAATCCGAGAACGCAACACTAAAAGCCATGCAATGATTCTACCAACCACTAAGCATTCCCGAAACATCCACGACATCACCTGCCAATCGGGGCAGGAGTTCTTGTTAATTTCCGACCTGCATTGGGACAACCCCCATTGCGATAGGGGGCTGCTGACCAACCACCTAAAGGAAGCCCAACGGCGCAACGCAGGAGTCATCGTCAACGGTGACTTTTTTTGTTTGATGCAGGGGAAGGGCGACCCACGCAGGAGCAAGGAAGACATACGGGAAGAACACAACAACGCCCGCTACTTGGATTCCATCGTGAATACCGCCGTGGAATGGTTTGCACCCTACGCCAAGAACCTTCTATTGGTCGGCTACGGGAACCACGAAACAAGCATCATCCACCACCAAGAAACCGATATATTGCAACGCTTTGCCAGCACGCTCAACTACGCCACGGGGTCAGCGGTTGAGGTCGGTGGCTACGGCGGCACGATAGACATCCGAGTGCTGCATGATGCAATCCGTGGGGTCAACTTCGTAGTGCATTATTTTCATGGGAGCGCAGGGGGTGGGGTGGTCACACGCGGCGTAATTGCCGACCAACGCTTACTCGCAAGCACCGAAGGCTACGACCTCACTTGGATGGGCCATGTCCACGAACTTTACTACCACCAAAACATGATTCACCGCTATGACCGCTCCACGAAGACGCTCCTTCAAAAACCCATTCACCAACTGCGTACTGCGACTTACAAGGAAGAATGGGACGGAGGATATATGGGCTTTCACACTGAACGAGGACGAGGCCCGAAGCCTTTGGGCGGATATTGGATGAAACTTGAAACCAGCAGGAACGCCAGCAAGGACAACAAGGGACCAGAGTTGCAACTCCACGCCACCTTCACTCCTGCGGATAGGTTGT